AAATTAGATAAAGTTCCTGCATCTAATAATTGTCGTAATGCAGAAGTTGCAGTTCTAGATAATCCACCAATCATGTGAATTAATCCAAAACCATAAAATCCTAAACCTGGTAAAAATTTGAAATGTACAAAATAATTTGTTTTAGTTTTTTTAGAATCACTTTCTTTGTAGTTTCTTCTTATTGATAAAATTTTTCTTGATCCTTCTTCTACAGTTATAACATAAGGAAGTTTGATTCCTGTTGGTTCACCATCTTGTCCTATGTCTTCAAAACCTTCTATTTCACAATTAACATGACACTCTAACAAAGTGTAAATATCATCTTGTTTAGTTTGTTTTACTCCTTCTATGTCTGCTTCTTTTTTTGCAATGTCATCTGTTTGCATAGCAGGATCAGATAATTCTATGTCTGAATAAAATCCACTGACTTGTTGTTTACGTAAATCATTCTCTGACATTTTGATTACATGAACAATGGCTTCTGCATCATCTAGACTTGTTGCTGAGTAGGGTACTACCAAATCATCGGCAGGTATAAACTTAGAAACCGCCCTACCCAAAAGATCATCATAATAGACCTTCTTAAAAGTCGACCCGCTTAGAGGGAGGTAAAACAACATTTGGTCAAACTCCGGTTCATATTCTTTCATCTGGTCCATGATCTGGTAATTCATAAAATCTTTAATTCTGTTTGATTGATCTTGTTTCTGTGGTGTTTGCATACCCAAGATCTGTGTTCTTACAGGTCCATCTGATGGTAATAATTCTTTATAAGCTTGAGCTTGAAATTGTGTTACGGCTTCTGACAATACAGGATGAGTTACACCTGATGCACCTTTGAATGGTTCTGTTCTTCTTTCGTATTTAAAACCAAGAAGGTCTAGACCATTTCTATAACAATCTTCCCAGTCTTTTCTTGAAGCTCTATAATCTTTGTAATCGTCTACTAACTTTGCACCTAGTGGATCTAAAATTGTATCGTCTAAAAGTTCTGCTAAATTTTGATCGTGTGAACTTGATACAGGTTCTACTGCATTTGGATCAAAAGAAATTTCTGCACCGCCGTCGGCAGTTTCCATAACTTCTACTTCTTTTGGTTCTTCTTTAATATCCTCAACTACTGTGTCTACAGCGACGTCTTCAACATTTAACTCAGGTTCGTTTGGTAAACCTTTTTCTATATCTGCCATGATTTCTCCCTAATATGTTTTAGTAGCATATTTTCTAAGACTTTCCAAGCCCTTTGAATTTGGGCCAAATTGTGGCGCTACTGTTGTTGTTAAATTCATGAGACCTCCAGATTTCATCCCTATTGCCTCAAGGCCTGTTAAATCATCTTTTCTCTCTTTTGCTCTTTCTGCTTTTATCATTGCATCTTCTATTTCTCTGTTTTGTAAATCAACAGAATCTTGTATATATTTTTTTGCACCTTCCTCGGTTACTATACCCTGATCATCAACATAACCCATCTTTGTTCCTAATTCTTGAAACTGTGGTTTTAATGTTTGATATGCTTGTTTAGATCTTAATTTTTGCCTATAAGTTCCACCTTGTAATCTTTCTAAATTACTTAGTCTGTCTCCCATATCTAAAAATTCTCTAGGAGCATAAATATCTTGTCCATATTCTTCTTTCATTCTTTCATCTATACTTCTACCTCCCAAACCAAATGTAAGATCACTAATTATCTCACCTTTATCAGCTCCAGTTCCATAACCATATAAAGCAAAAGGAGCAGAGACTGCTGCTTCAAAAGCTATTGCACCAGGACCTAAAGTTCCTGATATAAAACTTTTAGCAGCTCTAAATTTAGAAATAGATCTAGCTTTTGCTTTTGGTGATCCAGATAGTACAAGTCTTTGGTTTCTTTTTATATCATCAATATAATTCATAGGATCATCACAACGAGCTACTCCACCTGACTGTGCAGAAAATTTACATTTAAATCCTGCTTCTCTTAATCCTTTTGCTAATTCTTTATCTCTTAAATCTTCAAAACCATAAAACATTCCTTTCTTCATTTTTTTAGCTTGTGTGCCAAGTCTATTTATAATGGCTTGTTCTCCTCCTTCTGCAAAAGGTTTATTTACATTTGCCATAGCTTTTTTGTATTCCGTTTTATTTAATTTACCAGAGGCAAGGTTTTTTGATAAAGTTGACTCAACCATATTTATATCTTTTGTGTTATATCTTAAATCAGTAAAAGGTTTACCTTTTACTCCTTCTGCGCCGTGCAGTATTTCTAACGTTGGAAAACTAGGACTCCATCCATAACCATCTACTTGAATTTTTCTAATTAATTTCTCAACTGGAATTTTTTGTCCCTTTTTAAAAGGATTAGGAATTTTTTGACCCCTAAATTTGTTTAACTCTGTTCGTACATCATAAAGTTCTTTAAAATCTTTTTTTAAAACATCTGGTGTTAAATTAGCTGTGTTATATTTTTTTCCGTTATATTCAAAAGAAACTTTTCCATATTTAAGTCTTTTACCTTTTTCCCAAGGAACTTCTTTGTTACCTTCAAAAAATTTTATTTCTCCTTGACCTTTGTTTTGATTCCAACTTCTTAAAGCGTATTTCATAGCATCTTCTCTAGCTGTAGAAACTGTTTTAAGAACGTTTTTTCCTTTTCCATAAGTGTAAGCTGGATTTCCTTTTATAAGTGTATTAACTTCTGTAAGTTGTTCAGCTAGAGGTAATTCTAATAAATATGCATTATTAGATTTATTTATAAAACTAGCTAATCTTTCTGCTTCTGGTTTTATTGATTTATATGAAGGTGATTGATCTCTAAGTTGTATAAAAAGCGGTCGACTGATACCCGCTCTTTTAGTTATGGTATCTGCTAAAATACCAGTTTGAGGTGACTCACTAGTTAATAAATCTCTAACAACTTTATCTATTTTATCAACTTGAGTATCTAATTCATTTAATATTGGAAAACCTTTTTGATTATTTTTATCGAAACTACGAAGATTAGGTTTTCTTTGTTTTTTACCACCCAAAGTTAACTCAGTATCGTATCTTGGTTTCATGCCAAGTTTATCTTCAGCTTTAAAAACTATTTGTTGAGTAGACACATATTTGTCTCCTGCATTAGCTTCAGCTACAAGTTTAGTTAAAACTTTATTTCTTTTATCATATTGTTTTTGTAATTTAGGGGATTGAGATTGTTCTATGTTAGCTCCAATATTTAATCTATTTCTTCTTCCAAAAATAGTTTTGGAAGTAAATCCTCCACCTTTGACTCCCACTTCACTTCCTGGAACTCCTGGTACAATATTCTTTTTATTTAAAAATTCTGCGAACTCTGTATCTGTTCCAGAAAAATTTTCATAAAGTTTTTTAAACTTTTCATCACTTATTCTTTTTTCTTTTCTTTTATCTATGATGTTTGTAAATACACCCATTACTTCTTCCTAAACATTGTTGCTAGACCACCTTTTGCATAACCTTCGTTTGCTTCTTCTATCGCGTCAATATCAGGGTCTGGTTGTTCAGCCATGTCT